AGATGCTGTCAGAAGCCTCTGCCGGCGATCAGATCCCGGTCTACAGCCCGAACAACGGGGACGCACGGCGCCTGCCGATGTCGGCCCTGCTGTCGTACTTCCAGCAGCAGTTCGCATCGCCCACGGTGGCTGTGAACCTGTACGTGCCGGCGACGGGTTTCAACATCGCGGCGCCCACGCCGATCAGCGAGCAGCAGTGGATTCTTCTGCAACCCGCCGGCACGCTGGCCGCCGGCACCGTGACGCTGCCACTGAACACCTCGACGCCTGACGGCACTGAGATTCTGGTGACGACCACGCAGACCATCACCTCGTTTGCGGTGGGGCTTAACGGCGCGACTGCGGTGTATGGTTCACCAACCACGTTGCAGTCTGGAGCCGCGGTGCGGCTTCGGTTCTATCTGGCGACCAACTCCTGGTACAGCATCATCACCGACAGCTCGCCCTTCGGCGCTGCGATCCAGGCGTTCCTTGCCACGCCGAGCAGCGCGAACCTCGCCGCGGCAGTCACGGACGAAACCGGCAGCGGCGCGCTGGTGTTTGCAACTAGCCCAACGCTGACAACCCCTGCCATCGGCGCGGCCACCGGCACCAGCCTGACCACGACCGACTCGCAGCTGGTGAGCGGCACCGGCAAGCAGGGCTACGCCACCGGCTCGGGCGGCACCGCGTCTCAGGGCAGCGGCTCGGGCAAGGCGACCGGCGTGACGCTGAGCAAGTCATGCGGCTCGATCACGATGGACGCGGCGAATCTGAACACAGCCACGACAGTCTCGTTCACGCTGACGAACACGGTCATCGAGGCGGGCGACATTCTCGTGATGAATCACCTGTCTGGCGGCACGGCCGGAGCCTACACGCTGAACGCCCAGTGCGCGGCAGGTTCTGCGTCGATAAACGTGCGCAACGTGACCGCAGGCAACCTTGCCGAGGCCATCGTGATCCGGTTCGCCGTCATCAAGGCCGTCTCGGCCTAACGAGAGGAATCTTCCATGTCAGTCCAAGCAGCATTCAACCCGGCCTATGGTACGGGCGTCACCGTGACCCCGACCAGCACCTCGGCATCCAGCACTGTCGGACTCGGCAGCAAGGCGCTGGTCATCACGAACCTGAGTTCGACGGTGGTGGCCTACGTTTGCGTGGGCACTGGCGCTACGACGGCCACGACGGCCGACTACCCGGTACTGCCGAGCACGCAAGTCACGATCAGCAAGGCGCAGGATCAGAACGTGGTGGCCTACATCACCGCATCTGGCAGCAGTTCACTGCACATCATGGCGGGTGAAGGGTACTGAGATGTATCCGCTGACGCGCTCGACTTCGCGGTTCAGGTTCTTCGGGGCTTCCGGGCCATCGTTCGCGCTTGATTTTGTCAATGGAACGAACGCGCTAGACCCTCGCGTCACCTTCACCCGTGCCAGCACGGCCACGTTCTTCGACTCGGCTGGTGTGCTGACCAGCGCAGCCGTTGACGCCCCTCGCTTTGACTACGACCCCAGCACGCTGGCGGCTCAGGGGCTGCTGATTGAGGAGAGTAGGACTAACAGCCTTTGGTACAGCGAGGAGTTTGGAAACATAGCTGGGTGGGGCACTGCAGGAACAGCGCCAACAATTACTACCAACTCAACTACTTCGCCAAGCGGAACGCTAACTGCAGACACAATCACCTTTGCGGCTGCGGACAGTAGGATACAAAACGAAGCGCTATTGTCTTTTACGGCTGGTCTTTCTTACACAATTACGCTGTATGCCAAATCAGTCGGAACGTCTTTGAACAAAATCCGTCTGGCACTTTTTGACGGCACACAACAAAACACTTCAGACTTCACTGTCTCCAATACTGCTTGGACGAGGTTGACAGTTACGTTTGTGGCTGCAAACACTACGGCAGTCGGGCGCATGCAGATACGCAACGCCACAGATAACTTAGCAAATTCGCTTTACATCTGGGGCGCTCAACTCGAAGCAGGAGCCTTCCCCACCAGCTACATCCCCACCACCACCACCGCGCTGACCCGTGCAGCCGATGTGGCGTCGGTGAATACGCTGAGCCCTTGGTATAACGCGACAGAGGGGACAGTTTCCGCAGAAGGTTTGTTTATTGATGTTGGAGCGGGAACGGCAGGTGTTGTTAGTAGCGGGGCTGCTGCTAGGTATGCTTACAGATCATCTTCTGGAGTATTAAGAGCATTTGATGGCACAACAATAACAACAACGGCCAATTCAACATCTGTAAATAGTGTTTTCAAGGTAGCAACAGGTTACACACAAAACACTAGCTTATCGATCTGCTTAAACGCAGGGACGGTGGCTACCGCGGGGACGCTGGCGGCTGCTTTTACATCAGGCACAAGCCTTGTGCTTGGAAATGTAGCTGCATCAAACCCGATGAACGGCTACCTCCGCCGTGTAGTGTTCTACCCCCGCCGCCTGAGCAATGCCGAGTTGCAGGCCATCACCACATGACCTACGACCCCTTCGACCCATTCAGTGAGGTGCCCATGTACACCGATTTCTTCCTGAAATTCGCTGACGAAGCCGAGGCCAACGCGGCGCTGTTTACCGAGCAGACCAACGTGCAAGACGATGTGGTCAAGACGGTCTTGGTGCCCAAGTACGCGGCGGTGGATGTCGTTGGCGTGATCTACAAGCCCACGGGCAAGATGCTGAAGGCCAAGAAGGGCGAGGAACCCATGCCCGAGATGGCCCCGCTGGAGGGCTGGCATGTCAACGTGCGCCACACCGCTGAAGCACCGGAACTGGACGCCTACAAGGTTGAGGTCAAAACTCCCGCAAGAATGTGGGCCTGATCATGGCTAAGTCGCCTGCTTGGACCCGAAAGGAGGGGCAGAACCCCAAGGGCGGCCTGAATGCCAAGGGACGCGCTTCTGCCAAGGCTCAGGGCATGAACCTAAAGCCCCCTGCGCCGAACCCGAAAACCGAGAAGGACGCCGCACGGCGCAAGTCGTTCTGCGCTCGCATGGGCGGGATGCCTGGGCCGATGAAGGACGAGAAGGGCAAGCCTACCCGCAAGGCGCTGGCCCTGAAGGCGTGGAACTGCTGACATGCAAATCCCCATCGTCTCTGGCATCTACACCGACAGCGGCCCTGACCTGCGCACGGCCTACCCGGTTAACTTCTTCGTCACGCCCAAGGGCAGCGGCATCAGCGATGCCTACCTGCGCCCGGCTGACGGGATCGTGAGCGATGGCACAGGCCCAGGCACTGACCGAGGCGGCATCGAGTGGCGCAACACGCTCTATCGGGTAATGGGCACCAAGCTGGTGAGCATTGCCAGCAATGGCGCCGTCACCGTGCTGGGCGATGTGGGCGGCCCCGTGGATGAGCTGGTCGCGTTCGACTACTCGTTCGACCGCCTGGCCATCGTGTCCGGTGGACGGTTGTACTATTGGAGCGGCACCACGCTCACGCAGGTGACGGACCCGGACCTGGGCACGGTGCTGGTCGATGTGGTGTGGGTTGACGGCTATTTCATGGTCACGGACGGCTCTAGCCTGGTGGTCACGGAACTGAGCGACCCGACGCAGGTCAACCCGCTGAAGTACGGCAGCAGCGAGGTGGACCCTGACCCGGTGGTGGCCCTGCTGAAGCTGCGCAACGAGGTCTATGCGCTGAACCGGCACACCATTGAGGTGTTCGACAACATCGGCGGCGATCTGTTCCCATTCGAGCGCATTGACGGCGCGCAGATCCAGAAGGGCGCCATCGGAACCTTCGCGTGCTGCGTCTTCAACGAGATGATCGCGTTTCTGGGCAGCGGACGCAACGAGGCGCCCGGCGTCTACATGGGCGCCAACGCCACGGCGCAGAAGATCAGCACCGACGAGATCGACCGCCTGCTGTTGACCTACACCGAGTCGCAACTGTCGCGGGTGAAGCTGGAGGCCCGCAACGACAAGAACCACCAACTGCTGTACGTCCATCTGCCCGACCGCACGGTGGTGTTCGACCTCGCGGCCACGCAGGCGCTGAGCCAGCCGATCTGGACGACCCTGACCACCACGCTCACGGGCTTCGCGCAGTACCGGGCGCGCAACTTCGTCTGGGCATATAACCAATGGTGTATAGGCGACCCGGCGTCATCGGCCATCGGGCACACTGTGGACACGCGCAGCGACCATTGGGGCCAGACGGTGCGCTGGGAGTTCGGCACGATCATCGTCTACAACGCCGGCAGCGGCGCCCTGTTCCACGAGCTTGAGCTGGTGGCGCTCACGGGCCGCGTGGCGCTGGGGCTGGACCCGCAGATCAGCACCAGCTACTCCCTCGATGGCTCGGCCTGGGGGCAGGACCACTACATCCGCGCCGGGGCTATCGGCAACCGCACGAAACGCCTGGTGTGGCTACGGCAGGGCTCCATGCGCCACTGGCGTATGCAGCGGTTCCGGGGTGACAGTCAGGCGCACCTGTCATTCGCCCGCCTGGAGGCGCAGATCGAGGCGCTAGCGTACTGATGGCAACGTCCAAGCTCAACCTCACGCGGGATCAACTCGCGTCGTTCCTGCAAGACCATGAGCAGGTGCGGCAGTTCGAGCGCCTGTTTTCGAACGTGCGCGAACTGGAGCCCACCACGCTGGTGGATCTGTCCATCGCTGCCGGCACTGCCGATCAGAAGGCCACCGAGGCGCTGGACGCTGTTGCCACGCTGGCGCAGGATGCGGCGCTGCAAGCCGAGGCCAAGGCGCAGCAGGCGCTGGACGCCGTTGAGCAGATGCGCACGGCACTGGAACTACTGGCTACCGCCCCGCCGCCGCGTGAGTTCAAGCGGTCGCGCTACGGGTCGTTTTACAGCACCGCCACGCAAACCGCGGCGACCATCAACACGGCCACCGGGGTAACGCTGAACACCACGGACCTGTCATCCGGCGTGTTTTTGAGCGGTTCCCCGCAGACGCGCATCAACGTGGACACGGACGGCATTTACAACCTGCAACTGTCCATCCAGCTTGACAAGACGAGTGGCGGCACGGGCGAGTTCTACATCTGGTTTCGCAAGAATGGCGCGGACGTTACTGACTCGGCCAGTCAGATCAGAATCCAGGGCAACAACGCCGAGATTTTCTCCGCCCTGAACTACTTCTTCAGCCTCAAGGCCGGCGATTACGTCGAGATCATGTTTTCGGTAAGTGACCTGTCAGTGGAACTGCTGGCCGTGCCTGCTGCTGCCCCACATCCCGGCATCCCGTCCATCATCGTCACCGTGTCCAACAACATCCAGGGGTTCCAATGACCGTCACCGTCAAAGTCCTCGTTCCTCCCAAGCAGATGGAGGCCACGCAGACCACGCAATACACCGCGACCAACGCCAAGGCCATCATCGACAAGGCCACGGTCACGAACACCGACACGGTGAACCGCACGTTCTCCGTCAACCTCGTCACCTCGGGCGGCTCGGCTGGCAACGCCAACCTCGTCATCGACGACCGCACCGTGGTGCCGGGTGAGACCTATTTGTGCCAGGAACTGGTGGGCCAGGCGCTGGAGTCGGGCGGGTTCATCTCCACCGTCGCCAGCAACGCCACGGCGCTCACGCTGCGGGTGTCTGGACGCGAAATCACCTGACGGGTATGATGCGCGCGCCGAGTTCATGGCTTCCGGCAGCCTCTGAGGAC